AGGCTATTTAAGAGCCTTTAAATATAACTTGGCTTGCGAGTTTGCGGCTGAGTTTGGTGTTGAACCAAGCCCACAAGTGTCACGGATTGCAATGGCATCTAAACGCAATATAAAACGTATTAACAACCCAGACGATATTATGTCTTTGCCGTACAGTATTGTTGGCACGCGTCAACGCTACAACATATTTGCAGGCAATTATTAAGGATAAAGTATGTCAGATATAGCTATTACAGGTTTGCCATCCGCAACTGCCGCCGCGCTTACGGACGTATTTCCTATCGTTCAAAGTGATAATGTTACTAGGCAGATAACCAATGCGTTAATATTTAACGCGCCTACCATAACTAGCCCTACGTTAGTAACCCCCGCATTGGGAACACCCGCTAGTGGTAATTTAAGTAACTGTACTGGCGCTCCTATATTTACTACACCTAGCATAGGCGCTGCTACAGGCACTAGTTTATCAACCACAGGTAATCAAGTTATTTCAGGCGCAGGTAAACAAGGCTACGCTACAGGGTCAGGCGGTACAGTAACTCAAGCTACTAGCAAAGCAACAGGTGTAACACTAAGCAAATCAACAGGGCAGATTACGTTAAATGCGGCTGCTTTAGCTGGTGATACAACGGTATCGTTTACTCTAACTAACACCATAATTGAAGCTAACGATATTTTAGTAATGAATCATATTAGCGGTGGCACAGCAGGTTCTTATTTACTTAACGCACAATCGGCGGCTGGATCAGCAAGTATTAATGTGCGTAACATTACTACTGGTTCGTTATCAGAAGCTATTGTGATTGCTTTTGCGGTAATTAAAGCCGTTATTGCATAACTTATGAAAACCCCGATTTTAGGCCAAGCGTATGTAGCTAGGACGATTAATGCGGCAGACAACCGCATGGTGAATCTATTTCCTGAAGCAACGCCTGAAGGTAGTAAGGACACAGGCTTTCTTAATAGAGCGCCAGGGCTTAGAACATTAGCTAATATTGGTACAGGCCCTATTCGAGCTGTATGGGCGAATCAAACACGCGGTGAAGATGCTTTTGTAGTATCAGGCAATGAGTTTTACGGCTTAAATACTAATTACGTAGCTAAGTTAATAGGTACTGTAAGTGGCACAGGCCCCGTATCTATTGCCGACAATGGCATACAATTATTTCTAGCGTGTAATCCTGATGGGTTTATATACAACAAAGCTACCAAAGTTTTTCAGAAAATTACCGACCCTGATTTTGCAGGCGCTATAACAGTTGGTTACATAGACGGTTACTTTGTCTTTAATCAGCCAGACTCTCAAATTGTTTGGGTTACAACCTTACTAGATGGTACATCCGTTGATCCGTTAAATTTTGCTAGTGCGGAAAGCGCGCCTGACATTCTATTATCGTTAGCGGTTAACAATCGTGAAGTATGGCTTTTCGGTACTAACTCTACGGAAGTTTGGTATGACGCAGCGCTTCCTGGCTTTCCTTTAGCACCTATCCAAGGCGCGTTTAATGAAGTCGGTTGTTTGGCTGCATACTCTGTAGCTAAACTTGATAACAGCCTATTTTGGCTAGGCGCAGATGCTAGGGGCTTTGGTGTTGTATACCGTAATCAAGGCTATAACGCTTTGCGCGTATCTACCCACGCTATTGAATTTGCCATACAAAACTACGCTGTTTTAACGGATGCAATAGCGTACACATACCAGCAAGAAGGCCATTCTTTCTACGTATTGACCTTTCCGACTGTAGGCAAAACATGGGTTTATGATGTGGCTACAGGCTTATGGCATGAACGGGCAGGCTTTAAAAATGGTGACTATACTCGCCACCGTTCTAACTGTCAGATGAATTTTAACCAAGAGATTATTGTTGGTGACTTTGAAAACGGCAATATTTACGCTTTAGACTTAGATGTGTATAAGGACGGCACAGGTATTCAAAAATGGTTACGATCATGGCGTGCGTTACCCCAAGGCGCTAATGACTATAAGCGTACAGCTCAGCACACCTTGCAGCTCGATGCCGAGACAGGCGTTGGGCTTAACTTATACCCTGAGTACGATGTAGCTGAAACAATAACTACGCAAACAGGGCTTGGACTTGCTACAAGCAACGTAGGGTTGTTACTAACCGAAGCAAGCGACTTTTTAGTTACTGAGTCTGGCGATGACATTGGTACTGACTATGACGTGTTGATTACTACAGTCCATACAGCAGCCCCAGGCTATTATCCTGAAGCCATGTTGCGTTGGTCGGATGATGGTGGGCATACTTGGTCTAATGAGCATTGGTCGTCAATGGGTCAGCTAGGTAACTATGGAAAGCGTATCTTTTGGCGTCGTCTAGGCATGACTGTTAAGTTGCGTGATCGTGTCTATGAAGTGTCAGGCACCGATCCAGTAAAAGTCTCTATTATGGCTGCTGAGTTACAACTATCACCAACAAGGGCGTAATGGAAAATATAACGCTAATCCCGTCTGCTAAAGTACCTGTGTTACTGGCTGATACAGATGTAATGTCAACCCAATGGTACAGATTCTTTTTTAACATTTATACGCTGACCAATAATGGCGTGTCAGGTAGTTTTACAACAAATGATGGTAAGACAGTCACCGTCACTAACGGCATCATTACGGCAATTGTATGAACGTAGAAATGACCGTCACTTACGGACAAGGGTTTTTACCTACCCTGCCTATGTTTGCAAATATGGGTTTGGCTGAGATTAATGTAACGCCTGACAAGATTGTCAAGTTGCAAGATGAATTGCTTAAAATGGAACAAGCAGACATTGTAACTGAGCATACATTTACCCCAAGCGTTTATGAACGAAAGATTACTGTACCGCCGTGGTGTGTTTTAACAGGCGCAGCACATAAAACAGATTACAAAGTTCGGCTAGAAAAAGGTACAATTGCTGTTAATATTGGTACAGAAGTAAAAATACTGACTGCGCCATGTGAATTTGATGCTTGTGCTGGCGAACAACGTGTTGGACGCGTATTTGAAGATGAAGTAGTTTGGGTAGATATTTACGCAAACCTTGATGATTGTAAAGATATAGCAGTCTTAGAAGATCGCCTTTATGTTGTACCTGAGTGTGGATTAGGCGCAAACAGAGTTAAACAGTTAGCGACAACAAACATAGCTAAACTTGTTAATGAGGGAGAAATATAATGGCAGGATGGACAGCAGCCGCAATAGCAGGCAGCGCCTTAATAGGTGGTATGGCGTCTGGGAGTGCCTCAAGAGCGCAATCACAAGCGGCGGGTGAAGCTACGCAAGCGCAACGTGATATTGCCGATCAACAAACGGCGCTTCAACGCGAACAGTATTTAAAACAACTTGAGCTAAACGAACCGTTTAGACAAGCTGGTCTTACTGGTCAAAATATGTTGTTAGCGCAGTTGCAAGGTGGCCCATACGCGTCTGCTAAGTTTGGTGGCATAGAAGGTTACGATCCAGCGTCAGCCATGCGAAATTTTGGTCAAGGTGATTTTCAAGCCGACCCAGGCTATGCGTTCCGTTTATCCGAAGGCTTAAAAGGCATGAACGCTACCGCTGCGGCTAGAGGTGGCCTACTGTCTGGCAACGCTTTAAGAGCAGGACAAGAGTACGGGCAGCAGATGGGGTCGCAAGAATACCAAAACGCTTTTAATCGTTATCAAGCTAATCGTGCATTGCAAGCACAAGAGTACGGCAATGCGTTTAACCGTTTCCAAACTGAAAGAACTAACACGCTTGCACCATTACAAAGTCTAGCAGGTGTTGGGCAGTCAGCTACGCAACAAGCTCAACAAGCAGCGCAAAACTACGCTACTGGCGCATCTGGTGCGTTAGGCAATTTTGGTAATGCTCAAGCCAGTAACATTATTGGTCAAGGCAATGCAAGAGCGTCAGGGTATGTTGGTGGGGCTAACGCTGCAAATACCGCATTAGGTCAAGGAATAAATTTTTATCAAAATCAACAGTATTTAAATAATTTAAATTTATCTAGAAATCCAAATGCGTATGGCGCTAATATGATGAATACACAACCAGTTGGCGTTACTTCAGGTAACCCTGTATATTACGATTATTAAGGACTGATTATGGCAACTATTGATCCAAGTATTGCACTAGGCGTTAGACCTATTCAAATTGAAAATCCAATGAATCAGTTGGCGGCGTATTCGCAAATTCAGCGTGGACAACAAGATCAACAGCTTAATGCGTTAAAAATGCGTCAAGCGCAACAAGACTTTGATACGCAAAATGCGTTAGCTGAAGCGTACAAAGGCGCGTTTAATCAAGACACAGGTGCTTTAGACTATAACCTTTTGACCAAACAACTAGCGCAACGTGGCGCTGGATCAGCTATCCCCGCCCTTCTTAAAACACAACGTGAAACACAACAAGCCGAAGCATTGTTAGGCAAAACAAATGTTGAAACACAAGAGGCTAAACGAAAACTTGTGACAGGAATGTCACGCGATTTAAGTAGAAATCCATCTGATGCAAACATTCAAGCTCACTTTGAAGATTTTGCATCTAGTAAACTTTTTACCCCAAATGAAATACTTACTGCGCAAGCTAAACGTGATCAATTGTTAGCTATGCCTATAGTTGATAGACAAGCGTATTTAGCAAGTCAAGGCGCAACAGCAGGCGAATTAAAACCAACTATTAAAGATACAGATATTGGCGGTCAAATAATAACACGTCAATTTGATCCTTTTAAAGGTACGCCAACAAATATAGGACAACCTATTGTAAAAACACCAACATTTGCAGATATAGCATCGCAAGGTCAATTAGGTGTAGCACAACAACGGTTAAAGCTAGACCAAGATAAAGATAAACGTGATCTAACAATGGGTACTATACCTGCTGGGTATCGTTTAAATAAAGTCACTAATGAATTAGAAGCAATCCCAGGTGGCCCAACAACCGTAGCTTTATCACCAAAAGATAAACAAAAACGCGAAGCAGCGTATCCAAAAGCAACGTCTGGTCTTAAAGCGTTTGACGATACATCAAACAGCCTTATAAAAGATCTTGCAGAGCTACGTAATCACCCTGGGTTAAGTAGTATTACAGGTATTGTTGCAGGGCGTTTGCCTGGTGCTACTAAAGATGGCCGAGCCGCACAAGCCTTATACGACAAAATTGTTGCACGTGGTGGTTTCCAAGCATTAACAGATTTAAAAGCAGCAGGCGGCACTTTAGGCGCTGTATCGAATCAAGAAGGCACACAACTTAAAGATTCTTGGGCGGCTATTAACCGTACACAAGATGCAGATGATGTTAGAAAAGCCCTTGATCAAGCGCTTACTACTGTTCAAACATCTAAAGATCGTATTCGTGACGAATATGAATCAACGTATGAGTATAGAAATACTGTACCAAAATCAAGCACCGCATCGTCAGCCGCCCCAGCAACGCCATCTTCGGCGACAGTAAATATTAAATCCAATGC